TGGAATACAGCGCCCTTCCGATAGGGATGTGGAGATAAGCCACAACATTGCGCAAGTCTTTGAATCTCCTACTGGCAAGGCGGTTCTAAAGTATTTCCGTTCTATAACTATCGAAATGGTTAATGGGCCTAATGTAACCACGGAAGAGCTTAGGCACATTGAAGGTCAGCGATATATTATCGGTCTGATCGAACAGCGCATAGCGCATTCACATAGGAGTAAAAACAAATGAGTGAACAGGAATCAGCAGTTCAAGCAGCAGAAGCAGATGGACGCGACTTTGTAACAGAGGCTGATTTACAACCAGCATCAGAACGTCCTGAGTGGTTGCCTGAGAAATACAATACCCCAGAAGACTTGGCGAAAGCCTATAAAGAGCTTGAGTCTAAGCTGGGCACTAAAGACGAAGACATTCGCAATCAAATACTAGAGGAAATACAAGCGGAAGCATTTAGTGATCGACCTGAGAAAGCTGGTGATTATCAACTGCCTGAGATTGTAGACGAGGAGCTTGCTGTTGATAGTGAGCTATTACAGTGGTGGTCGGAACATTCTTTTGAGAATGGGTATTCTCAAGAGGAGTTCCAGAAAGGTATTGAGATGTATGCCCAAGCTATTGCTGGATCACAGCCCGATATGGAAGCGGAAGCATCCAAGCTAGGCGATCAGGCTGAAAGCCGTATTGAGGCTGCGTCTTTGTTTGCTAATAAGTTTTTCCCAGAAGCAGCAATCCCTGCTATTGAGAGAATGTGTGAAAGCCATGAGGGGATCATAGCCCTTGAGGCAATCATGGATGCAATGAAGGATGGTTCATTTGCTGGCAATACACAGCCTACAGCTGGACTCTCAGAGCAAGCACTTAGGGAGATGATGAATGACGAAAGATATTTCAACCCAGCCAAGCGCGACCCGTACTTCATTAAGCAAGTCGAAGAAGGCTTCCGACAACTCTACAGAGGTTAAGATTATTCAAAGGGGTGAGTATTATCTGACCCCTTTTACCTTGGCGCATGTGGATGAAGTTGTTGAGCATCTTTCCAAAGAGAACATACGCGAGCTAAAAATACTTGGTCATTTGGATGTTCGCCAAGCTATTGTTGAAATGTATGAGTGCTCTGAGTGCTATATAGTCAGGCGGGAAGGTGAGATATTCTTAGCTGTAGCTGGCTTATGGTTTGGGGAGGATCAAGAGTTCCCTCAGATGTTTGCAATGTTTTCTGATAAAATAAAGGATTGCTTTGTAGCCACAGCAAGAGGGTCAAGAATGCTTGTTGATTTCTTTGACAAGAGCCAGCCCATGATGACTATGACTATTCTTGCTGATTATCAGTTTATTTTGGACTGGGCGGTGTGGCTGGGCTTTGATCCTGTAGGCGTTATTGATAGCACACCTCACAAGTATGTTGAATTTGTGCGTTGCAATCCAAACAAAAAAAATGTTTACGATGGCACATTACGGCCCGTAATGCACTGAAAGGCCCGAAAGGACACCCTTGTTGATGTGGCGGAATGGACACCCGTAGGAACTGTAACTTCAAATCAGGAACTGAAAAATGGCTAATACTATCGACACAGCCTTTATCAAGCAGTTTGAAACCGAAGTTCACATGGCGTATCAGCGTATGGGTTCTAAGCTACGGAATACCGTTCGTACTTCAAATGTGACAGGTTCAGTTGCTCGTTTCCAAGTAATTGGAAAAGGCATAGCAAATACTAAATCCCGCAACGGTAATGTAACTCCAATGGAGTTGGCGCATACAAATGTTGAAGCCACTATGGCTGACTACTATGCACCTGAGTACATTGACAAGCTGGACGAGTTGAAGATCAACATCAACGAGCGTCAAGCTGTTGCGCAATCCGCTGCTGCTGCTCTTGGTCGTAAGACTGACGAGATTCTTACAACAGCAATGGATGCTGGTGCAAACTCATCACAAATCCACGACACTGGTTCTGCGCTTGAAAAAGCAGACTTGCTGTCTTTGTTTGAAACATTTGGTAATGCTGACATCCCAGAAGACGGACAGCGTTATCTTGCAATGTCTCCAGCAGGATTTGCTGACTTGTTTGCAATCAATGAGTTCGCAAGCTCTGACTATGTTGGACCACAGAACCTGCCATACGCAGGTGGTATGACAATGAAAGAGTTCTTGGGCTTCAAAATCTTCTCTACATCGGCAGTCGCTGGTGGCAAGAACTTTGCTTACCATACAACTGCTGTTGGCCTTGGCATCAACGCTGATGTTCAAACTGAGGTCAACTACGTTGCAGAGAAAGTTTCACACCTTGCAACATCAATGATGTCCATGGGTGCTGTCGTTATTGATGACGATGGTGTCTATGAAGTCCTTGATAACAACTAAGGAGATAGATCATGGCTTATGCAGCAAGTGGACTAACTCGCGTTGGTGGTGATTCAAACGGAAGTCTGTGGATGTACACAACGACAGATGCTATCGCAACTGTAAACACAGAAGGTTATTTCAATAGCGCGGCAGATATGCTTAGCGTTCGTGATCTAATCATTGTGCGTGACACAAATGTTCCAACCACTAACTTTGTTACCGTTCTTTCGAACACTGGAACTGTTGTAGACGTATCTGATGGTACGGCTGTTGCAGAAACAGATGGTGACTAATAAAGGGATGGGGGCTTCGGCCCCCAAACTACTATGCCTGATGTAGCAAACACACCGATAAAAATATGCTCTCGCGCATCTCTCTTGATTGGAGGTGACGCGATTCAGTCTTTTGAGGATGGCACTGCTGAAGCGACAGTAAGCTCTGCTATGTATGAAGACATGGCACGCTCTGCATTGACCAACTCTCGTTGGCGCTTTGCAACAGATCAGGCGATTTTAAACAGATTGGCTGATGCTCCAACTGGACGCTTTGATGCTGCGTATCAGCTACCTTCTGAGTTTATTATGCTTTCTGGCGTTACTGTAGACGAGCGCCCTATCAAGTATGATCTTTATGGCAGCAAGGTTTTCTGTGATGCGGTAGCAACTGACACGGTTATTGCCGACTATGTATTTAGGGCTGATGAATCTACTTGGCCTCCATACTTTGTAACTGCTGTTGAATATATGATGGCTGGTGTTCTGGCTGTATCTGTTGCTCGCGATGCAACCCTAGCCAGCTTAATGGATAACAAGGCCAACTTTCAAATGATCCAAGCCAGACGTTTACACTCACAACAACAGACAACCCGCAAACTGGATACATCGAGGTTTATTGCTGAAAGGCGTAGTTAATGCAGAAAGTAAGAGTTCCCATTAACAGCTTTCAGTTTGGTGAAGTAAGCGACTCCCTTACATCTAGGGTAGATACTGGTGTTTATGCTGCCTCTGCTCAACGTCTTGAGAATATGGTTGTTATGTCAGAGGGATCAGTTAAAAAACGCACTGGCATGAAGTTTATCTATGACTATGGAATTACTTTTAATGCCACATATCCAGAGCAATCGCATCTCTTTCCATTTATCTTTGATGAGAATGAAGAGTACATCATATCTATTGAGCATCAAAAGGTTAGATGTTTCCGCGTAGTTGATGATACTATAACTTTAGTTACCACGCTTACAACAGATACAAGTGCGGCTGCTCTGCCTTTTGATCGTGAGTATCTAAGAGAATATACCACGGCTCAGTTTGGCGATGTAATGTTTATCTGCCATCCTTTGTTTGCGCCACGATTGCTTACTCGAACAAGTCTTACTGCGTTTGAGATAAGCACTTTTTCATTTGATAAACGTGCAGACAACAGCATTACCTTCCAGCCTTACACTCAGTTTCAAGATCATGGAACGACTCTTGATCCATCTGCTACGACAGGTACTGGTATTACGCTTGTTACCAGCACTGATTATTGGGATACCACTGGAGTGCAAACTGGTGGGGATTATCTTGATTCTTTGCATGTCGGCGTGACAGTTCGTTATGGTGGTAATGAGATTACTATTACAAGCGTACAGTCTGCGACTTCTGCAACGGGAGATGTTGTTGACGCGCTCTCAATCAGATTGCCTATTCTTAATCCATTTAGAACAACTAACGGTAGCGCAACTGTTGAAGTAACAATGATTAATCATGGCTTTGCTGGCGGTGAAGCTATTACAATCTCCGGTTCGTCTGCGGTTGGTGGTATTAATGTTGGCAACTTGGATGGTGCTCGGACTGTAAGTGGTATTATTGATGAGAATATATTTACCTTTACGGCTGGTGGTGCTGCTTCAAGTGCTGAAGATGGTGGCGGTCAGGTAACAATAGCCACTCATGCAGCAAG